ACCATCACTCTTAAAATAACCATATAGATACAATCCATTAATAGTTATTTCAGATACAGTACCATCCAGTTCAGTTCTTGTCATTTTATAATACTCTAGTGGAGATACATTATAGGCCTCTAACATGTTAGAACCTATATGATATTGTCCCCAATACTTTTGATCAAAGTTAGACCAATGCCTAATAGTATAATCAGATACTTTATAATTTTCATATATCTTAATTTCAGGCTGCTTATAAGATTTATTATCACCAAGATATGTCTTATAATCATTAAGAATCTTAAATGATGCAGATGCTCTATCTTCAATAGTAAATATACTTTGTACAAGAGTAATAGCATCACCTTGAATACTTGATGAAAAATCTTTAAACTTATATGTCATTGTAAAAGCATCCATATAAACTATCATTGATGGAGTCTTCTCTGTTTTAAATACTGATTTAATCTTAATCTGTTGACCATCTAACTGCTCTGTTAGATTTAAATAATGCTCAAAGATCCAAGTAGTTGGAACATCTTTGAATTGCATTGCACCTTTGGTAGAAATCATAATATTTAAATTTAATAATAAAAAGGGAGCCTTTTTACTGACTCCCTTTAAACTTATTAGTCTAAATCAAAGTCAGAAGCTACCTTACTTGGTACTGCAAAGTCATCATCACCTGAACCAAATGAGTCAACTTTCTTTGCTTCTAGTTTCTTAAGGTGATCAGCTTCACTATATAATAAGTGTTTACCTGATCCAAGTTTAGCAAATGCATAACCATTCTTAGAAGATTTTGGTAAAAATAAGTCATAATTTGTATAACCTGTCTTACCTTCATATTCTTTTCCTGCAATACAGAAATCTAAATACTTATCTTTAAATGGAGCTGTTTCATTAAATGCATTGATGAAATCTTCAATAGTGTCATGTACATTATCTTGAGTATCAAACCATTCAGTCATATCTAATGCTGTACAGATAGATTTTAAGAATACTAATATAGAGTTATCTCTATAGATTTGTATTCCAGATTTAGTCTGACCATCAGCAAATGCATACTGACCAGCTTTTACTCTACCAATTTGACCTTTATAATGACCAGCATCTGGCATATCTTTATTCAACATGAAACCTTCAAACCCTTCAATTGGTTCAGTCTCTACATTTAAAGTTATAACTATTGCTCCTGGTATGAATTTGAAGTCTTCTGCTACTACACTATTGATTTTCAATTTGTGATTACCTGGTGTGATTGTTTTTGGTAATCCACTTCCTCCTGCACTTACGTCTTTAGTTCCTATTGCCATGTTTTCTTATTTTTTTATATTATTAATTATTTATAAACTTCATCCCAGTGAGTAACTATATCACCTTTATCATTAATTTCACTAATCACTATCTCTGCATTTCTTAAATGCTCTGGTCTTGCACCACAAGTAGTTTCTTCATTAGTCTTAAAGTTTAACATAACCTTGTTACCCTTTCTAAACATGTAACCAATTGCATCTGAATTTGCACAGATTAAAGACTTAATTTTACCAGTTAAATCAATATTAGCTGCCATTACCATTTCACCCTTATCATCAACTTGTTTGTCTTTGATGTGACCTGATAGAATAATATGTTCAGCTAATGTATCTACATAATTCAAAACATCAAAGAATGCTTCTCTTATGTATAAATAACCAGCACCATTTGGTAAAGTAATTACGTTGTCTCCATCATAACTTTTACCCATTGGAGTAGCTTTATACTTTTTAACAGCTAAAGGCATAACCATTTCTTCCAATGCAGTTACAGTATCAATAGTGATAACCCTATAAGGTTTACCTGCTTCTTCTACTGCTTTACCAACTGCTAATAATTCTTTAAGACTATTAGCTTTTACTTTCATTGCATCTACATAATCAGTCCCATTTTCCAAATCAATTATTAAATTACCTTCTAAACCTGCAAAAGCGGTAGTTTTACCTGTCTTTGGCTTAGAGTAAATTAACAATCTTTTTGGATTAACTCTTGTTGCGCTCACTTTCTTAGTGGGCAATACCAATCCTTCCATTTTTTACTTTTTTATATTAAATCATTTAACCATTTTTTGTTACTTACTTTTTTCTTTAATAATATAGCAGCTAGATCTCTTACAGTTAAACTGCTTAGAGGAGCATCTAAATCTGAGTCCATAATATCATCAAAATCAGGAAACAATCCTTCTACTTCAGTCTTTGTAGGTTCAGTCTTCTTAGGTTCAGCCGTTACTTTTATCAATTCAGATACAGGAATTAAATACCTCACATGACCTTGGCCATTTGGTTCAGTAGTTTCATATTCCTCATCATAAAATGGATTATATTTCCATTTATACAGTGTTCTTGTTGGATCTTCAGACTCAAGAGCTATACTTGTATATTCAGTATAGATATCTTGATCTCTACATAATTCACTTTTAAAGAAACCCATGTGCAATTCATCTTTGCCATAAGGTCTATAAGCACATTTAGGAATATATAATGGATTAGATACTCCTAATGCATTAAATACCTTTTGATGATATTTCATCAATTCTTCAGTCTTCTCTTTTCTGTTAAATCCACTGGTCTGATTACCACCATCTTTTGTTGTTAATGCCATATATTATTTATTTGGTACCTATTCTTTTCTCTTGCTGTGCTGGAGTATTCATTTCTGCAATCTGCATCTTTTCAAACTCAGCTCTGAAGAAACTTAATCTGGTATCACCATTTCTACATTTAAGAAAGTGTAATACCATTACTCTATCATTTTCAATTATAAATCTATCAGGGCCGTAGAATCTGATCTTCTGTTTTGCAGGTCTGTTAATACCTATTACAGTATCTGCATGTTGTAACAACGCATCAGCACCAAATATATCTGATTCTAATACATAATTACCATACTTGCCATCTTCAGATCTTTCAGGATTATCAATATTTCTATTCAACTGACTTAATATAATAAAAGCAATAGGATATATTCTTTTGAGACCTGTTAATGCCTCACCTAAATTATTTAACGTTTCATTCTTGTCCTTTTCAGTCTGTGCTTTCTTTATCAGTAAAGAGTGATCTAATGATATTAGAGTCTTCTTATACTTTCTTACACCTTCATCTGATACCTCAGAATAATGTGCCATATACTCATGTATAGTTTTAATAAATTCATCTACAGTACATGGTTTTTCTACAATATCAATTGGATACTTAACCTTTTCTTTAGCATAATCATAACATTTCTGTAAATCTTCTGGAGACAATGTTCCATCAGCAGAGGAATACTTGAGTACTCTCTAATTGCAGATGATCTTGCAAGCATCTCAAACTGAAACTGCAGAACTCTAAAGTCATCTGCTGGATTTAGTATAAATGATTCTCTTACAATTTGTTCTACTATTAAAGTTTTACCTGAATTATGAACAACAAAACCGTTTGCAATAAAATTATTATATGGATCTTTCATTGATATATCATAAGTCATTTCATCACCTATGTAATTAATAGATACAATTTTTTCTTTTTGCACATGGTTTAAACCAAGTCTAGATCTATCATTATGTAAAGCATGGTGCTCTTTAACTGATAATAATTGTAAATTACTTATATCATTGTTTAAAGGATTTTGATCCATATGATGTATTTCCATTGTCATATCAGAAAATACAAAATTGTTTGGTGCATTTACTTTATCAAGAAATTCAGTTAATTCTAAATCATTAAGGTTAGCATCATATACAGCTCTTGCTTCAGAAATTCTATGATATGTATATTTACCTGTTATTTTAACTTTTGCTGAAGGATAATAAACCATTTTTTTTATTATATAAACTCTTTTGTGAGTTATTTTTTCAGCTTTATCTTTTTTCTTTGGTTCAGCTTTACATACAATAAAATCACCTATGCTTAACTCTTTTAATTCTTTAAAATCATCACAAAAGTCAACTAAAAATCTATGATCTAAAGTTGTTTTTATTGTTTTGCCTGTTTCAGTTGTTACTAAATAAACAGGTTTAATCCCAGATTCATACACTGCTTCAATTTGATTTAAACCTGTTAAGTTTTCATCATATTTATAACATTGAGTATTAGTTGTAATAGTATTATTCCAACCTCTATCTCTAGATGACATATCTGTATGTCTTAAACCATTAAATTTATAGTATATATCTTTTAGACTATACCATCTGCCAGATCCTTTTGGACCTTTTCTTGCAATATACATTAGTGAATCACCAGATAAACAAGCAGGTCTTCCACCAATTACAGTCATTGTATTCCATTCAATACCATCTGTCATTGCATCATTAAATTTAGGCCATGGAGTTCTAAGACTTTTGATTTCACCTGCCATTCTACCTTTTAAATAATGTAATGATTCCTGAAAACCTTCTTTCTGACTATTCCACTTTGTTGGTGTTTCTGCTTTTTTCAACATCTCATGCAAATATTAAATAACTTTTACTTTAACTCTGTTAAAACTTGCATGCATAATGCTAATAATTACCTCAACTACTATAAAATTAATTACACTAATCTCAATAATAAAAGCATTAGTTACCGCATAGCCAAACAGAGTTCCCACTACTGCACAAAGCAATAGTGATACTCTGGACAATTTACGCATTATACAACTCTTTCTTTAAAATGTGTTTGTGTTGGGTCTTCTCCACCGTTTAATAACATATCACAATAGTTTGCTAACTCAGAGTCATATGTTTTATCTGAGCCTTGCTTTCTAATAAAATATTGTGATGTTCTCATATACTTAAATCCATTTACTTCATATTCATCAACATACTTTCTTGTAGCATCAAGTATGGTATCCCATGAGTAACTGTGTGATTCAAAGAACCACTTGAAATTATTCTCAAGATTCTTCTTATCTGACCTAGCATATTTACCACTTGGGAGTTTAAATTTAGGAAAAATATCTAAATATGTTTCAATATTTTCCATAAAGTTTTCCCCCATTACACTGGTACTTGTTTTCTTTTTACTTGTCTTGAAGAATGAGTCTAAGTCTTGTAATAGAATTATTGACTTACCTTCAAGTGTTAAATCAGCTCCCAACCAACTAGTTGATTGCAAGCGTTTTACTTCTAATGTATCATTGACAAAATCATTAGTTTTGATCTTATGTTTAATACAATAAAGTATATACAACTGATTTGGACTCAGGTTATTCTTAATTAATAGATTGAATATCTCATCCATATTACCATTTTATATCAAAGTTATAATTCTTTTTTGTAAGATCAGCTACCTTGTGGAAAACATCTTGGCAATCCCATTCTTTTAAGTGAGAATATGCAGCTGATGCAGGATGTGATACAAAGAATTTATAACAGTTGTTGTTAATATGTACTGAATCTTCTTGTGCTTTTTTACCCATGAATACATAGATTAATCCAGGATTATATGAATTAAGATAGTCTAATAAATAAGCCATCATAGGTTTCCATAACTCTGAATGTGATCCCGGTTTCCCTATTGTACAGGTAAGAGCACTATTAATCATAAGTATTCCCTGATTACTCCATCTTTTAAGATCAAGATCAGTAGATTCTAACTCACCTTGGTAAACAGTTCTGTTTACTGCATCAAGTATATACTTAAGACTTGGTAATGCTTTCTTTTCAAAACTACACGAGAATGCTATCCCGTCTGCTTGCTCAATTCCTGGATAAGGATCTTGACCAACTATAACTACTTTAAGATCAGTATAAGGTGTTTCCTCAAATGCTCTAAACAAGTATTTCATAAAGGGTGTAAATCTTTTATCCTCTTGTGAGTCTTTAATTAATTTCAATAAAATATTATCAAACTCTGTGCTATACAGAAACCCTCTAAGCACTCTTGCCCATCCTGAATCAATAAGTTTTGCGTTTAATTTTTCTTTTATATCATTAATATCTATATTTGTTGTCATATTAATTTAATTATACATTATGGCTATTACAGTAAAAGAACTAAAGGATGATGCTTTATTAAGTATCCAAGTAAACAAAGCATATTACTTCATGTTGAAGAATACACTATTTTACTTATTTAATCAGATTCAAGCTCAAGGTGCAGAGGAATCTGAGAAATCTATTGAAACAGTTAAAGCTGCTGATTATTCTAAAATGTCACATGTTGAACAGTCTTTCTATACTATTACACTAATGATATCAGAAATTGAGAGAATATCAATTGAGCAAAATCTTTTTGAAGAAAAAGAAGTTCTTGAACCAGGAGATGAAGGTTATGTTGAACCTACGCTAGATTAATATTATATTCAGCTCCAATCTCAATACATGCTTGAACAGCTTGAGATAACTCATCACTTGAACATTCACCAAATGATTTGCACATCTCAAGCTGTTTACCTTCATCATTTACATCAAAGCATAAACCTGCTTGTTTCTTAACCAACTTTTTCATTTCATCAAAAGTATAACCAGACTCTTTTGCCATTTCTCTAATACATACATGTATCTTTGATATTTGAGCATAAGAACCAGCTGTACCTTTTATACTAATAAACATATCTAATTCTTCACCTTCTTTAATTGAGTCAATAAAGTTTTTATATGCTATACCTTCTTTTTCTGACATATATGTCATTTTACCGTCTTTCTTCACAAATTTTGCACTGAACATAATCTTAAATTTTATAGGTTTAAACTTATAATGGTATTTTACTCCACTTTTTAAATAAATTGATAAGGACAATTACATCATCAATATCTGTCATAGCTACACCCCAAGAGTGCTCATATACTTTCCAGTTATTGTTGTTTATCTCATCACTCTCATTTGATGTAAGTATTACATCTGCATTTATTGCATAACTATAATAGAAATAGTCATTCTTGTTACCTGACTGTTCTTTAGGTACAAATACTTTTACAAATTCAGTCTCTTCTAAGTCTTCTCTTCTCATTTTGCTATTTTATCTTGTTCTAACAGTTTCTCAATATGATCTTCAGCTTCCATAGCTGTAGAAAACAGTATGATAAACCCATCACAATCTTTTACATATTTCCAAAAACTAAAAAACCCTGCTTTAGTTTGCACAAAATACCCACCATATGAGTACTGTGACTTTAATATTCTAAATCTCTTTTTCATAACTACTGACCAAAGTATTTAATTAAACTCAGGATTCTTATAGAACCCGCTTTCTATATTTTTTTTCATGTGTTCACCACGCATTTTTCTCTGATTATGTTTTTTAATAATCAATGAATTATTTTTTGGTGAATTTTTTATCAGCCTTTCTCTTCTCATCTTACTTGTCTTATTTGTTACTTTGTAATTAGCCCATTTAAGCATAAGGGTTTCTTTATATAAGTCTTCCATAACTTGTTTTTCACGTTTAATTGTTTCCCAAATTTGATACCAGATCAAAGATAAAGCTATTCCAACAATATAAAACAACACCATCATAATTTGTGAGTATAAATCATTAAAGTAATCTGATACATACTTGGTGCACCAATGTCACCAAACTCTTCATATATTTCTTTCATAGCTTTGATTTTAATAGTTTAATCTCTTCAATTACATCATCACCTAACTCAATCTTAGACATCATAGTTAAATCTACTACTTGAGAGTATAATAAATCAATTAAACTCTTTTGAGTTTCAATGATCTGTTTTAACTCTTCAATTTTTATTATCTTCATAATCTCTAAATATAAAATACAATTCTTTCTCACCTAACTCAAATGCCAGGTTTCTAATATAACTCAACTGGTATATATTAGTTTTATCTACACTTTCCCATAAGTGCATCAATGCTTCTCTATTTGTCATCTTGTGTTAGTTTATTGTAATATTTTTCTCCATATTCGGTACCATCAGTACCAAACATATCTTCATATGCAGATGCTGAAGCCATAATAATCTGATGCATTTCTATTTCTTTAGCTACAACTATTTGTGATGTAGTTATAAAATTTTGAGTTTCTAATAAGTCTACTAAGTATTCTACTGCTGTATGTTCCATATTATAAAAATAAAGGTTTAGTAGCTAAATATTCTGCATGCTTATCAGCTTGTGTATATCCACCAGGATATGTTCCATCATAAGCTTTTACTGTAAACCACATAAATAAAAATCTTACTTGTACATAATACTCAAGATCTTCATCATTTGCTACAAGTCTTACTCTTTTGCTGTATTTATATTCTACGGGATAATTCATCTTCTATATCATTAATTAAATAAACAGATTCATTCCCTTTATCACTACGGTACAAAGACTCCTCTCTAACCTTTCTATCCTTTATAATCACTTTCTTATCTGTTACTCCCAATAAGATATAGGATAACAATACTAATACTACTACTTTCATAATTTATACTTTACATCTAAATGACCATGGATAAAAAGGATAATTTGCTAAATACCTATCTCCATATTTATCACTATACAAGTAGACACCTTTACCAGATACCATATCATCAAATCTGTGTCCTTTACATTTCATAGTAAATCTGCTAATTAACCTTTTCATACTAATCTGTTTGCTATTGATTTAATAATCTCTTCTTCATCAGTAGTTAATTGTATTGCGCTATTACTAATCTTAAGTAATGTTTTTACTATATTTTCATGATCTAATCCATACTGACTAGTATATCTCTCTGTTAACCAATTTATTACTTCATCTAATTCATAGTTAGCACAACCTTCTAAAAAGTCATCTACATCAATGTCTACATCTACTTCTATATTTACACTTACATCTGCCATAACTATTTCTTTTTAAATTGACCTAACCGCACGCACATAGTAGTTGAAGCTCTTATCGTTGAAGTCCTGGGTACCAAAGCTGAAACTCTGCCTCCACACATTGAAATTATCGAACTCCGTAGAACTCCAATAGGCGTTACTAGCAAAACCGCCAACCACATCTTTGTTTTTATACATTAATAATAATTCTGCTCTAGTAGGTAATCTCCAACCTTCACCTAATAAAGCACATTCAGTGTTAGCATCTTCCCAATTCCTTTCACCTAATTCTTTAGGATGTACTTCAAATTTAAAATGTTCTTCTAGAATAACAGATTCTAATTCTTTATCTTTTTCTTTAGGAACATATACTATTCCATCTATTACTACTTCCATAACTATTTCTTTTTAAATTGTTCTAAATAATACTTTGCTGTTTTTTCACTAACTGCTGATGTATTATCAAGCGTTTCCTGCGAAATTATAAACTGCATGAATTTAATCATATCTTCCTCACTATACATTCTTTCAGCTTGCCATTTAGCACCTGCTATAAATGAATGTCTATCTGATGGGATACAATTTACGTAATGTCTTTCAGCTGCTTCTTCTAATGTTTCCTTTTTCATAACTATTTCTTTTTAATTATCACTTATCCAACATCTAGCTGCAAATACTAAAAATAATACAGCAGTAAGAGGCATAAAACATAAAGTGTAAGATATAACTACCATGTAATTTCTGTAAAGAATTAATTTTCTAAGCCTTATTGATAGTAGCACATTAACTATGTAAGCTGAAATTATTATTGCTATTATCATAACTATTTCTTTTCAGATTCATCCATTGCCATACCAGCAAATACAATATGTAGAGTAACATCATCATCACATTTTTCACATCTGTAATTTGCTCTTGATCTTATATACCAACCTGCATTACAACATGCAGTTTTAATGTCACTAATCTCTAGTTTCTTCTCTTTCTTCTTCATTTTCTCTTCTTTTAGCTATATAGTCATCCAATTTGATATCCATAGGAATATCATCTACATGTCCATACTGATTAATTAAATCAATATAGATCTCCTTTACTCTTCCCATAATTTTAATACTGATAAGATTAATTTTTTAGCTGCTATTTCTGATTTATCAATCTTTTTAGATTGCATGTATCTTGTGAAGCTTGCTAATTGATGATGTGATAATGTTATTGATATAGTTGTTGCAGTAGTATTATAGTCCCGCGTTTTTATATCAAAATTAAAATCACATGGATACTTTTGTATTAATTCATCAACATTTTTTAAAAACAATTTATCTTTAATCTTATACAATTCAAATGCTGTCTTTTTAGCATGATTAATTGTACTCCTTGAAGTCAAGTTAGTATAAATAATGATTTCTTCCTCAGTTGCTTTAAATGTGTAGTAAAGAATAGCTATTAAATAGTTTCTTTTATCTACAATATGAGGAGCTTTTGTTTTTGGTTTACTGCTGATTTTTAATAGTTCATCAATTATATCCTGTTTGGAATAATTTATCATACTAATTCTAATTCTTCTTCTACTACTTCTACAGCCATATCTTTCTGATCTACCATATCTTCTGGTAAAAATCTCTTAGCATCATAGAACTCATAAGGAAAACATCCCTCTAAGTTCACTTCCTCAAGATCAAATCCAAGTGTATTGGCTTGTATACCCATTTTTACAACTCTTACTACTGTGTAAGCTTTACCCTTCTTAATCCATTGTGTTTCAGGAATAGAAACTGGTTTTTTTAAATCATTAATACACACTACTTTCACTTAATTCTACTTTAAGTTCATACATTTCTAATTTGACCAGTAAGTCATACATGTCATCAAATGACCCTGACTTAATATCATATGATTCTCTTCCATCAACTAAGACTGCACATTGTTCAGCTTGTTCAGGATTATGATCACAAAATCTTATAAGACAAGCAATAACATAAAGAAAATCATGTTTGTTGTCATTATATAGCGTTAATTTATGTGTCTTTTCCAATACCATAGTGTTTATACTTTTAATTTACACATTTTCCGGTTTAGTTCCAACTATTATTGTCTCACCAAGTCTATTCATTGAGTCAACAATATCAGTATAACCTTTTCCATAGGGATCTACATAGTTTTTATATGACTTGAAATAACCTTTATTAGTTAAATCCTCTATATTAGTGATTAATATACCCATTCTAGATTTATTATCAGCTCCAAGCTGGAGTAAATCCCATCTTGCTGACTCAATTTTAGCTAAAAATAAGTTTAATCTTGTATTAAACTCATCTTTTATAAAGATTTTATTATGATAATCATCAAATAACTCTATTAAATCCATTAATGCAACAGCATCTGTTTTAGCAAAAACATGCATTGGTTCTTTAATATATAATTCAGACCACTCATGCCATTTGTTAACATCTAGCTTCATGCTAAATTTATACTTTTTATTACTTTTCATTTCATCAATATCATACAGAGCACTTGATATTTTTACAACTGCTCTGATAAATCTGATGTTGTCTGGATCATATGCTGCCATACTATTCTTTATTTAAGGCTTCTAATAAAGTATCTGCATAACTAACTGAAATAGCTATTAATCTATCTGCATCTACGCCACCTCTACCTGGATCACGACTTAATATTCCTTGCATAGCTAATCCTGCAAAGTATTCACGTTTAGTTAATCCTTGAAATTCTTTGTCCCATGTAGTTATATGGCCATTTTTATCAAATGCAACTCTTGGGTATACTAATTGTTTTCCCTTTTCCATAGTATCAATTAATTAAATAATGTAAAATTATACTCATTACTGTAAATCCTATTAAGAAAGCTACAAATCCTATTATTACTTTTTTCATATATCAATGTGTATTAAAAAACTAATTTTTCTTGTCAATGTTGGATACATTTCACGTAACCATGTTGTTAATTTATCATCTGATTCTTTACCTTTTCCTTCCATGTGACACTCAATGTATGTATGTACTTTTACATTCTTAAACAATGAGTTTTTTCTTAGTTTTACAGGGATATCTGATAACGGTATCACTGCTTTTGTAATTGTTTTCATATTCTTTTAAGTATTAAACAGCCATTTTCATCAAGTTTAATATGTGGTTCTGGCATCATTTCAGTTTCACTATTCTCATTAACAGTATAAGCTAATTCAGAAACAATCTCAACCTCTATTTCTGTTGGTTGTTGTAGTGATTGGACATATTTATCTGTTTGGTCTATTGCAGGATAACCAAAGTTATGACCATTAGATACTCCATCCATATATGCTTTCTTAATATCCTCAACAGTAAACAACTTATCATTCAACTCCATTGCTTTGTTGTAACCTTTTAAATAACCTCTTCTAATTGGTTCAAATTCTTCTTCAACTCTCCAACTACTTGTCTTTGGGTATTCTTCTTCAGCTAACTTCTCAACATCAACAACTCCAAATATCTCATCACAGTTTTCTTTAGATAGTTTATTAGTAGTACCATCTTTGCATTCTGTTGTACTTATAAATCTATTACCATCTAATAGTGAATAAACGCCCTCTTTTTCTTTAATTAGTTTTGCTTTCATTATTCTATAAATTTAAAAAAGCTATATAGAGCCATTAATACTAATACTATTACCATTAAGGCAAATCTTGCCTCTTGTTCCCAATATGCAGGATTAAATTGCATCTTTACAAATGCTACTACTAAATATGATATTAGTGGTATTGCTAT